CTTCGATCTTATATCGTAACATGATTGACTATCTCAAACGTGAACATTTCTATTTGGGCAATGTAGAAGGTGCTGATAAGACCAAGATCAAGCAAGCACTACAAAAAGATCTAGCTTATGTTAAGACATTGTTGAGGTCTGTCTAATGGAATATGATTTAGAATCTAATCTTAATCCTGAGTTTACTGATGCGATGAAAATCAAAATCGAAACGGTAAGAGGGTGTATTGAGGTTATTGAGAGTGAATGTAAAATAAAGTTACAGGCATTAGAATTAATGAAAGAAGATAGCGATGTAAGAGAGTTGACATTGATACATTATAAAGATGCTATTGAGGCATATTCAAAATCATTGACCACTCTTCTACAGAAAGTAATTGACGATTATTCGGACCCAAAAAATGACGACACTCCGCCGGATTTAACGATTTGAAATATATATTCCCAACAGTGTTTTTTGGAATTGATAGGGTCATATTTAGATTACGATGACAAGAATGACAACCAAGAATTATCTTCATAGAATACTATATTTTTTCTCAAGACAAGCTAAAAACTTCTTAGTATTGTGTCTTGTTATGTTGTGTTTACATCTGTATCATAAAGACATTGTTAGCAAAAGAAGTTGGGGTAATTGCACTAAATCGGCTAGTGGAATGTTTTATGAACTTGTTATGGAAATGAATACTACAACAATTTTGAGATTAGAGGTTGAGCGACTTAAGAAACGGTTAGAACTATTAACAGCGACAAGAGTCAAGGTCACGATGTATCACCCTGTTTCTAAACAGACCGACAGCACACCAAACATTACAGCTGACGGCACGATCATAAAGATAGATCAGGCAAGTTCATATAGGTATGTAGCAGTCAGTAGAGATTTGTTGAAGTCGAACGGTGGACATTTGAACTACGGTGACTACGTTGTGTTACAAGGGACTGGCAAGAAAGATGGTTTGTATCAAGTGAGAGACACAATGGCTCCACGATGGACAAATCGAATTGATATATTAGAGTCTCCATCTGTAGCACCATATAAATTTGAGGAAGCAATGTTGGTGTATGTAAATGATATAGTAACTGAAAATTAAATAGGATAAAGGTTTATGAAAGAAACTGTTTTAATAATTGACATGTTGAATATGTATGTTAGAAACTTCTCGGCCTTTGCCATTACAAATGACAATGGCGATTTGGTTTCTGGTATCTATGGGAGTCTAGCGTCGATTAGATCATCTATAGAAAAGCACAAGCCTGACCATGTAGTTATTGCGTGGGAAGGTGAACAATCCGCAGAACGTCGTCGTAAGACACTATCGTCGTACAAAGAGGGTCGCAAGTTTACTGGTCTAAACAGAAAGTATTTTGAATACTCTGAAGAAGATGAGAGGGATAGTTTTATACGACAACTGTTGCTTCTTAAAGATTGTTTGGACAACCTACCAGTAACTCAATTAGCAATCAAGTATTTAGAAGCTGATGATGTGATTGCCTATCTATGTAAGAAGGTTTTGAAAGATAAGTATGAAAAAATTATCGTTTCAAATGATAAGGATTACTACCAACTAGTAGACAAGACCACCACCATTTTTAGACCCGTTAAGACAAAAGAGAATCCAACGGGCGAGTATGTTAACTATGAATGGATGATGCAAAATGAGAAGTGTTACCCACACAATTATATTCTTGTGAAGGCATTGGTTGGTTGTACGTCCGATAAGATTTTAGGTATTAGTGGTGTTGGTGAGAAGAGTGTTAAGAGAGACTTCCCTTTCCTGCACGAAGAGACTGAATACGATGTAGATTCAGTCATTGATTTCTCAAAGAAGAATGTCAAGAAGAATAAGAAGTACCAAAAGTATATCGACCATGAATCCCTACTCAGAGATAATCAAACTCTCGTCCAACTAGTGGCCCCCGATATAAGTTTGAAGTCGGTAGATACAATTTATAATATCGTAGCAAAAGGAGAACCAAAGTTTAATCCATACAAGTTTCGTCTTAAGTTAATGTCCGAAGGAATCTCACCCTCTAACATAGACAACTGGATTGGATCGTTTGCAACAATTAAACAAACAAGGATGTTACTAAGTGACGGAGAACAAGCATGACGAATGCTGATAATTTTAGTGTTTTTGGATCGAAGGAATTTCAAAATCGAGTTTTGCAAGGAACGATAACCGATAAGATTTTCTTTGAAAAGATTTTTGAAATTTTGAAAGAAGATTACTTCGTATCCGATGCACATAAGGTTTTGTGGATAGAGATAAGGAAACTCTTTAACAAGTATGATTCGCCTCCAACATATGAAATGTTGAGGTTAGAGATTTCCCACTATCCAGAGAGTGACCAGAAAGATGCTACTATTGAGGTCTTAAAAGATATTGAAAAGAAAGTCAATCGAACAGAAATCGAACACGCTAAGGAAACAGCGTTTGAGTTTTGTAAGAATCAATCAATGAAGAATGCCATTCTTAAGTCAGTCGAATTGCTTAAGGATGGAAAGTTTGAAGAAATCCAAAAGACCATTGAGGATTCTTTGAAGATCACTACGGAACAAGATATTGGTCATAAGTATTTTGAGTCTCTAAAATCTAGATCTACAGCAAACCATAGACCTAATGCTTGTCCCACAGGATTTGATGCTCTTGATCATCTTGATGTATTGGATGGTGGGCTAGCTGGTGGCGAGTTAGGTGTTGTAATGGCTCCCACGGGCGTTGGTAAGAGTTTCCTGTTGGTTAACTTTGGTTATGGTGCTCTTGCCGCTGGTAAGAATGTGATTCATTATACGTTTGAGTTAAGTGAGAATAATATTGGCACACGTTATGATAGTCGTATCACGAAGGTACCGATCAAACAGGTCGTTTCCAGACTAGGAGAAGTAGAGAAAAAGTTAGCTTCATTCAGTGGCGGAAAACTTATTATCAAAGAGTATCCAACGAAGATCGCAACGGTGAACACTATCAAGTTTCATATGGGTAGACTTATTTCTTCGGGGTTTGAACCAGACCTAATCATCATTGACTATGGTGATCTTATGAGAAGTCGTAAGGGTTATGAACAAAAGAGATATGAACTTGAAAGTATCTATGAAGATTTGCGTGGTTTCGCTATGGAAACACGTTTGCCTATCTGGACTGCTACACAGTCTAACAGAGAAGGTTTCAACGACGATATTATCACAATTGATAAGGTGGGTGAGGCAATTAGTAAGGTTCACGTATCTGACTTCTTCGCTACATTCTCACAAAGGAAGTTTCATATTGGTAAGAACCGTGCCGGTAAAGCTGGTGTCAACTTTGACATTGATATTGATTATGCTAGAAGTATGATTACTTTGGAACAAGGTAATGCCACACACGGTGGTATATCTGTCGGAAGCCGCGTCGATCAAATTTTGAATGCACCAGATAAGTTGAGAAATGTTTATGACGAATACAGAGATAAGAAGGATTATGTAACATGATAGAAAAATTTACGATTATGAGAACCCGTCGATGGGGTAACTCTCATACAGAAGTTTCAACAGCAATGGTTTTGATGAGAAACAAACACTCAGCAGATGATGCCAGAATCATGGCAAACAGAATGCTTGAGCAAGAAGTGATGGGAACAAATGTTGAGATTGAGTTTGAAGTTTTACACGCTAAAGAAAACGGTAACGTTGATGTGATCCATCATGCTGAGAGAAAAGGTACGAAGAGTCTGTAATGCCAACGTACACTTTTAGTTGTGCGACATGTGAAAATGGTTTTGACCAAGCACTCACCTTTAAGGAATATGATAGATTTAAGAATGAGGGTGAGGATCAATTGAAAGTTAAGTGCCCTAAGTGTCGTGAGTATTATGCTGTTGTAAGAACGTATGAAAGCGCTCCCGGTGTTCACTTCGGCAAAGGTTTTTTCAAAGACGGTTATGAATCCGCTAAAAACGTAATAAAGAAAGAAGAGTAATGGTTATTCAAGAATGGAAGTTTAATCAAGACGAGTTTGAAACCCAGCTACACGTATCTTATAATGTGTGTTTAGAAAAACTTTTAAATGATGACATTATAGATCAATATCAATTTGAAGAGGCATATCGTTATGCTCCTAGAGTTTTGGTTGCTGATACTCTTGTCGGTTGGTTGAAGAAGAAGTTGTTTCCTGAAGAAAATACTGCTGGCAAAGGTAAACATATCTGTGTTAGGTTGTATGATACATATGAAGAAGATGTTGAGGATGAAGGTGACGCAGCAATCCACGACGGCCCAGAAGAAGATTTTGTATCTCTCTTCAGAGAAGAAAACCTTAGTGGTGATATTAAGTTGGGTGAAACAAATAATGAAAATAGTTCTGGCATTTAATGATCTACGAAGTCCAAAACAAAGTTAAGTTAGATCTACCACCTGAACACGAAGATATTATCACAGCATATAATACTGAGTGGGATGATAAGAGTGGTCAAGGGTGGGAGATAAAAAACTTTATCGACTTGACCGAAAATAAAAAGTGTTTGTTTGATGTGGGAGGAAACGTTGGTTTCTTCTCACATGTTTTTGTTAACAACAATGCTGAAGAAATTGGCAAGAAATCTTTTTGTTTTGAACCGTCACCGTGGGGAGCAAATATTTGTTTTGAGATTTTGAATCACAACGGTCAACACGATAGAATCAAAGTGTTTCCTCATTTTGTTGGTGACACAAATGGTGAAGCAGGTGTTCTTCTAGAAGAGAAGTCTCATACTTTTGTCGTCGAATATGAAAAGGAAAATCCTAACTTTGTCGTTAGTAAAACTGGTGACCAACAAAAGACAACACTCGTAACACTTGATGCCTTTTCAGATTTTGTCGATAGAGAAGCTGGTTTAGAACCAGATACAATCAAAATTGATGTAGAAGGATATGAGTATAAAGTGTTAGTAGGGTCTATCAAAACGATTATGAAATATAGGCCCTTGATTTTTTTGGAGGTTCATAGTTATATGTTGAATCTGTATAATGCTACAACACTAGATATATATCAACATATGGCCGGATTGAATTATCAAGTGTTTGATATTCATATGAATGAAATAGTAACCGATGAACAATACTTAGACTTATTTGAAAACATTTTAGAGGCACGATTCGTATGTAGCCCAAGGGAGAAGAAACTTGTCTAACAAGATTGAACAATTAACAGAATATTATGGTGGTGATAATTTGGCAGCTAGTGTTTTGGCTGACAAATATTTGCTTGATGGTGAAAACACACCGGAAGAAATGTGGCAACGTATAGCTGTCGCTGCAGGTGATATTGATACTGAGTCAAAGGTGTGGAGCCAAAAGTTTTATGATCTATTATCAGACTTCAAATTCATTCCCGGTGGCCGTATCATGTATGCCCTTGGTAGAGAAGAAAAGGTTAGCAATACAAATTGTTATGTGATTCCCCACAAGGAAGATTCCATTGAAGGCATCTACGATTGGATGAAGGAATCTGCTCTTACGTATCGTTCAACAGGTGGAGTAGGTACGGACATATCTATTCTCCGTCCGAAAGGAACTCCTGTAAAGAACTCTGGCGGTGTCTCTCCCGGTGCTTGTTCATTCATGGACCTCATGTCCAACAGTACTAACACAGTCCACCAGAAGTTACGTAGAGGCGCTCTGATGATAACGATCAACGTACATCACCCCGATGTATTAGATTTTATCAATATCAAGAAGATTCTTGGTGAGATACAGTATTTAGAAGGAGAGGGTGACGGACACAACAATCTATATAAGATGGTTGAACACGCCAACATTTCAGTACAAATTACTGATGAGTTTCTAGAAGCATTAGAAAGTGGTAAGAATTATGAACAACGCTGGCCCGTTGATGGTACACCTTCTGTAAAGAAGAAAGTTTCCGCCAAGAAAATATGGGATGCAATTATTAAGAATGCACACGAGCACGCTGAGCCGGGAATATTCTTCATAGACAACCATAGAAAAAATGATGCACTTCATTATGTGAATCCAGCTATTACTACGAATCCTTGTGGTGAACAATTTCTAGGAGCGTATGCTAACTGTTTGTTGGGTCATATGAATTTGGATAGATATGCTCGAATTGAATCAAACAGTAATGAAGTAACGTTTGATTTTGGTGATTTTGCAAACGATATCAAAACAGCGGTAAGGTTTCTCGACAACTGTATAGACTGGAATAAGGGGAAACATGCTCTGCCGCAACAAGAAGAAACTGCACTTAATGAAAGACGTATTGGATTGGGAATCACTGGTTTGGCTGATTGTCTTATTAGACTTGGTATCAAATATGATTCTGAAAAAGCTCTTGAGTTAGTAGAAAAAGTTATGAAAGTTTATCGTGACTCTGCTTATGAAACATCTGTTGAGTTAGCTGAAGAAAAGGGTGCGTTTCCTTGGTGGGAAGTTGCTAATTGGAAGAGTGAGTTTATAACAAATTGGATGGGTGGAGTGTCTGCACAGACTGTAGACAAGTGTCATAAGAGCGGCATCCGCAATTCATTCCTACTCACAGTCGCTCCCGTAGGTAGTGGTAGCATCATTGGTCAGGTATCGTCAGGTATCGAACCTATCTTTGCTACGTCCTATACTAGACGAGTTAGACAACAGGATGGCAAGGCGTTCAAGGAGTTTAAAACGTATCCAAAAATCATTAATGAAATGTTCACGGATGATAGTGCCCTTCCAAAGCATGTTGTCACCGCCCACGATGTTGATCCTTACTTCAGAGTCAAACTACAAGCAGTCATTCAAAAGTATGTAGACAACAGTATTTCATCTACTGTTAATCTGCCCAACGAAACCAAACCAGAAACCATTGCTGACATTTATGTTAATGCTTGGAAACTGGGCCTTAAGAGTATTACGGTATATAGAGAAGGAAGCCGTGAAGGTGTTTTAATTACAGAACCTAAGAAGTCTCCACTCCCTGAACCTAAACAAAGACCAAAACGACCAATCGTTATTCAGGGTAAGACTTTTAAGATTCCATCTGGCCCCGATGAGAAACTATACATAACAATTAATCCGTTTCCAGACAATCCAGAAATGCCTTATGAGATATTTATTTCCAGCTATGGAGCAGACAACCCTGAGATCCAGACGATCACTGTGTTGCTTTCTGCTCTTATGAAAAATGTAGATGATATTTCGTTTGTAATCGAACATTTAAAGAAGATTGAATCTTCTGCTGCTCCTGTATGGTGGCATGATGTAGATGCTGGTAGGAGACATACAATAACATCACGAGCACAAGCAGTTGCCATTGCTCTTGAGAAGTTTGTTATGAATGGAGAATATGCTAACTCTAATCCGTTGAAAGAGGAAGATGTGTCAAAGTTAGAGAAGTGTCCTAAGTGTGCTCAACAAACATGGAAGAATGAGAATGGGTGTGGTTCGTGTATAGAATGTGGTCATGCAAGGTGTAATTAGAGAGGAATCCTATGTCTAAGACTAGAGGTGTCATCACCGGCATTAACAGACGTATAAGACAAGAAGAACATGAAAATGAACTCAAAGAAAAACAGACAGAAAAAATGAAAGCATATGCAACTCAATACGAAGAAGAAAGATACAAAACGGAGGCAACGAAACAACATGAACGTCATCGTAGAAACCAAAAACGAAAGGCTTACTCTGTGAATATACCAGTCCGGCCCGCAAAGAAGTATGTGGTTAAACCAGGCACATACTTTTATGGCACTTTGCGCAAGCTGGCCGAGGATTTTAAAACAATAGAAGAAATGAGTAAGTATTTTACATCTGGTCAACTGATAAAGTATGAAGAACGAAATGGAAAGTTGTGGAACAACAAAACTGAAAAGATGGTTTATGATCCTACAACTGGAGAATGTAACGAATAATGAAAGTGATTATAGCTGGCGGCCGTAACTTTCACACATATAGTGTTGTTAAGAAAGCTATAGAAGAGTCTGGTTATCCAATAACAGAGGTTGTTTGTGGTTGTGCCGATGGAGTTGATTCATTAGGAGAACTCTGGGCAAAGCAAAACAATATACCAATCTCTAGATTTCCTGCTGACTGGAATAAATTTGGTCGTGGCGCCGGCCCTATTAGAAATCAACAAATGGCTGAATATGCTGAAGGGTTGATTGCTGTATGGAACGGTAAGAGTAGGGGGACAGGAGATATGGTTACACGTGCAAATAATGAAAAGTTGAGTCTATTCATTCAGCGTGTTTAACTTGAGGAAAATCAATGGGCGTTAAAATAAAAAGAGTATGTGACAGATGCTTGATAGAAGAAAAAGAAGAATTTTTTATTAACAGAGAAGATATCAAAGGTGCAAGGAAATGCATTGAAATCGGATACATGGTTGATTGGTTGTGTCTCATCTGCAAGAAGAACAAAAAATTGTTGGGAGAATCTGTAGACCCAACGATAGAAGGCGAAACAGAAAATGGAGTGGAGTGATTACTTCATACGTATAGCAAATCAAGTAAAGTTTAAATCAAAAGATAGAAACACTCAGATAGGTGTGGTGTTGGTAGGTGAAGATAATGAGATTGTTTCTACCGGTTATAATTCCTTCCCTAGAGGTATAATAGATGGTATACCAGAAAGACAAAAAAGACCTGAGAAATATTATTGGTTCGCTCACGCTGAACTTAACAGCATCGTCAATGCCGCACGTATTGGTGTATCCACAAAAAACACAGTAATGTATATGACCTGTAGTATTCCGTGTTGTGATTGTGCTCAAGCAATCATAAATGCTGGTATCAAGAAGGTGATTTGCAATTCAGTTTCTTCCACTAAAGGAGATCAGTGGGAAGAGAAAATGAAACGTAGCATTCAAATGTTTGAAGAAGCAGGAGTGGAAGTAGTATATTATGCTTGACAAACACCCCAAAATGTCGTATATTATATAGAAGGAATGTCACTCCGATCAATTGCAAAACATTTTAAGGTAGCTAGAAACACAATAACAGGTAGGTTGAAAAAATATGTATGATTACAGTAAACCAGTGACAACTTTTACGCACACGCATTGTCATTCGTCATATAGTTTACTAGATGGAATCGGCAAGCCATCTCAGAACGCTAAGAGAGCTGCTGAAATTGGAATGCAAAGTTTAGCAATTTCAGACCACGGGACATGTGCTGGTCATTATGAGTTTCAGACTGCTTGCGACAAGTATGGTATTAAACCAATACTCGGTGCAGAGTTTTATTTCGTTGAGGATAGACACGTCAAATCTCTCACCGACGAAGAAAAAGAGGGAATGACGAAGGAAGAACGTCTTGCCGAAACGAGAAAGAGGCAAGCAAATCCACATCTAATTTTGCTTGCTGAAAATGATACCGGCTTAAAAAATATTTATCACCTTAATTATCTTGCCGCTAAAGAAGGTTTCTATGGCAAGCCACGTATTGATCTAGAATTGCTTCGTAAGTATAACGAAGGCATCATTGCCACAACTACGTGTATCATTTCTCCGTGGGCTAAGTATTATTTCCGTGGTGAAATAGATAAGATGAAAAGTTTGTTTGAAGAAATGTATGATATCTTTGGTAAGGATAGATTCTTCATCGAACTACATCCACACGAAAAGTTTTCGTATCGCGCTAGCGATAACTCAGACCAACACGCTCAACGTGAATATAATTTCACCATGATTGAGTTGTTCAGGAAACAGTATGACATTCGTTGCACATTAGCTAACGATGCTCACTACCCTGAGAAGAAACACTCTGGTGTCCACAAATTTATGTTTGCGGTCAATACAAACGGTAAGTATGATGAAACGTCTTGTAACAATCTCTACATTGCTTCTGAAGAAGATATGAGGGGGTTCTGGCACGACAACGGACATAGTGCTGATATACCGGACGAATACCTAGACGAAGCGATTGAGACTACCAAAGAGATCGCCTCACGGTGTAATGCCAGAATTGATGTTGACTCTCTGAAGGAACCACAGTTTGAAGTCCCACAGGGATATCTGTCGAACAAAGAGTATATCCATAAGTTGTTGAAGGATGGTTTGACTGAAAAGATTGATACTGGTCAAATCATTATGGATGATGTTGATATCTATATTGACCGTATCAATACAGAGTTGTCTCTGATAGCTGACAAGGGATACGTTGACTACTTCCTTTTGACTAGAGACTTCTGTAACTGGGCGTATGAAGAAAAGATTCTTCAATCCCCCGGTAGAGGTAGTGCTGCGGGTAGTTTGATTTGTTGGTTGTTAGGAATCACTAGGGTTAATCCTATCAAGTATGATCTATTCTTTGAGAGGTTTATGAATCCTGAGCGTATCAAGGAACCAGATATTGATAATGACTTTCAGGACAGCGAACGTCAACGTGTGAAGGATTACATTGCTGACCGCTGGGGTAGCTCAAATATTGCGTCGTGTGCTGCCTATAGTCGATACACAGCAAACACATTGTTTAGAGAAGTGTGTAAACAGTTTGGTGTGGAGTTTTCTCAAGTGAATAAGATTGCTAAGACAATTAGTGGTCACACATCTTTGAACAAAGACGTTGCATCATTCACAGACATTATGGATAAGAACTCTGACATTAAAGAATTTGTTCAAGCATTACCAGAGGATGAAGCCAAAGAGTTTGTAAACATTATCGACACCATCATTGGTAATGTTAGGAATGTTACAATCGCAGGTGGAGGTACGATTATTAGTAGTCAACCTCTACATGAAATGATGCCCCTTCGAGCAAGCAAAGATGAAGGTATCATTACAGAGTGGCAAGTAGATGAGTTAACCAAGATGAAGTTTCTCAAGATTGATATCTTGGGTATCTCTACGTTGTCGATTATCAAACAGATTATGGATCAAGTAGATATGACGGTCGATGATTTGTATGATATGCCAGTCGATAGAGAAGAGTTATCGGAAGATGAACAGGTACACTACGACAGAGCATACGAATTGCTCCAACAAGGTGAGACTCAAGGAATCTTTCAGTTTGGTGGTAGTAACATTACTAGATGTCTACAGAAGATGATTCCAACAACCTTGGAACACATCGCTGCTGTAAATGCTATCTATCGTCCCGGTGTTATCAAGTCGGGTGCTATGGAAGCATTCCTTCGTCGTAGAAACGGTGAAGAGAAAAGTGTGAATGACTACCATCCTATCTTCGATGAGATTTTAGCATCTACTGAAAACATTATGATTTATCAAGAGCAATTCATTCAAATGTTTAACAAGTTGGGAATGGATTTTGGTAAGTCAGACATTCTTCGTCGTATCGCTGAGACAGGTGATAAAGATGCTTGCTACAAGTATCTTGATGACAATCTGTATTGTAATCCTGACGACATGGCTTTGACCGAAAAGCAAACACACGATATTGCCAGTAAGGTAATCGAAGCTGCTGGTTATCTATTCAACAAGTCTCATGCTATTTCATATTCGTTGTTGGCTTATTGGACTGCCTATATGAAAGCTAAGTATCCTGACAAGTTTATTGAAGTGATGTTCAATCACCATCATGGTGACCATGACAATCAAGCTATCAATTTGAATATGGCTAAGAAACTATTGGATGAGCCTGAAGTTTCGATAGGGGATATCAATACGTTCACGAAAGATTATAAGGTGGATGGGAACACTATCAACATTGGTGTGAA